GTTGCGTATGGGCGATGACACCGCCTTCCGCCAGCTGGACGTCGGCGATCCGCGCCAGCTCGGCACCGGCGTCGGACTCGACGAAGAGGCGCCTCACGCGCGCGCCGGCCCCGACGACGGCGGTGTAGACCCAGCCATCCACGGGATCCGCCACGACGCCCGCCACGGGCCGTCCGTCCTCCACCAGCGCCAGCGAAATCGCCCAGTGCCGGTGGACGGCGATGTAGTTGAGGGTCCCGTCGATCGGGTCGAGCACCCACACGCGACCGGCCCAGCCGTCGGCCGCCACACCAACGCTGCGCTGTAGCGCAGTGATGGTATCCGGCCCAGCGTACCCGTCCACAGCCACGCTTAGCCGGGACTGTAGGGAGCGGACGAACGCCGATTCGCCGTCGCCCTCCGTGGCGATCACGCCGGGCAGGCTAGTGGTCCAGCGGGCTGAGATTTCCTCGGTCTGACCAGACATCACGCCGTCTACGGGAGTGGTGTACACGGCCTGCCAGCGGGCCATGGTGAGCGGCCCAAGCACGCCGTCTACGGCCAGCGGCCCATGGTCGGACGGGGCAGTGCCACTAGGCACACGGACGGCAGGGGAGGAGCCGGGGGAGACGGCCCTGAGTTGGGGCAGGATCGCATAATAACGGCCGGGACAAGCGGTGCTCATCCAGTCCTTGTGCCCAACGATGTCAAGGTCACCCCACTCCTCCTTGATAGCGGAAATGAGGCCGACAAGGGTCTGAACATCCCCCTGGGTCATTTCGGGCCTACACTCGATTCCGATGGACCGGGGATTGCCCGCGCGCCCGGCGTGCCACGCACGGTCGTAGTCGTGGACGATCTGCGTGACTCGGCCAGCGCTCACCACGTAGTGGGCCGAGGTGTCTCCGTCCTCACGGCAGAGCCAGTTCACGACAGTCTGGTGGTCCTGGCCGTCGTCACCCCAGTGGTGAATGGTGATGCTGGTCGGGTCACCCTCGGGACGCCCTGCTGCGTAGTTCTCGGACCACTGAACATCGGTCACAGCGCGGTTAGGCACGGTGCTCTCCCTTCTCGTTGACGTTCGCAGCGGCGACGGCGAACAGGGCACTGAACAGGAGGTTCCAGGCGGCCACCAGGTCGCTGGTGAGGATTCCATACGCGAACAGCAGCGCAGTCAGCGCGGATGCGACACAGTACAGGTAGCGTCGGAATGAGGGGCTGAGGTACCAGTCTCGGCCCTCGTGCTTTCCATCAGGCATTGTCGTTCTCCTTCAAGATAGTCAGGATTTCCTTGGTCAGTCGGGTCTGAGCATCATAGGCCGACCCACCGTGATTCGGTTTCACGTTGTAGTGTACGTCATCCACCTTCCGTTCGATTTCGTCGAGACGGGAGACGACGCCCGGCCGTTCGGGCGTCCCCTCCCACACCTCCAGCATAGCGGTCAGGTGATCCAGGAAGCGGGTCACCCGCCATACCGTCCGACCGAGTAGGCCGATCACACCGAGTAGCCCGGCAATAATGCCTACGTCGATTACGTGCGGTAAATGTATCATCGGACAAAAACCTCTCTGAATGCATTGCGACTGGTCGGGTTATCAAAGAACATCCTACCATGCTTGTAGGCCGACCTAGCAAGTTGCATGATCTTATCCCCGTACACCAATAGGCACTCACCTTCCTTCATATTAGAACCAACTAACGTGTAGAGCCGTTCCTGCGACTTGGGGCGCCTCTGCTGAATGAACCACGTGGCACCATCAATCCACACACTGAACGTCCCTTGCTTGGTGCGAAGTGTGAAGTTGTACTTGGCGGTCCCGTTCTTCTTCATAATAAACTCATCGTCATTGTCAGCAAAGACGTTGCTGATTGAGTAATCAGCATAGTCCGAGGAGTGTTTGACAATGAAGGAACCGAACCGGGTCTTAGCCACCTCGCTTGCGAAACGCTCAGAGTCCACGAAGTGTGCGCACACAAAGCCGTCGCCACGGAGCGCAAACTCACGAGTGGGGGACAGGTCGTACTCGATGAAGTAGGGATTCATGATGCTAACGGAGTTAGACAGCATGAAGATACGAGTCTTGTCCTGCCAGCGGTCAACGGTCGAGTAGAAATCGTAGAGCCGCTTAACCTCGTTGGGGAGGTACTGGACGTTACCCTTCTCGATGATAAACTCATCAAACAGGATCGTAGTAACCTTGGGGTACGCGACCGACTTGTTCGACTGAGACGTGGAGAGCGCAATGAAGTATCCGATAATCTCCCACTTCTCCTTACCGTCGTCCACGTGCTTCATCTCAGCGACGCCGCCGTTAATGCGAAACTCGAAGTCAGGAAACTCGTGAGCAATATCCGAAAAGAACGACTCGCGCCCCTTCAACTCAGTCCGATAGCGGCGAAGGTAGATGAACTGCTCACCACGACGGATCGCGTTGCGGATCGCAATCTTCTTAGCGCCGTAAGTCTTTCCGAGACCACGAGCACCCATAATCATATTGATTGTGGCATTACGAGAAAGGATCGGGCCAAAATCGTAATAGGAAAACTTCTTCTTCGCCTTCATGAGATGTACCTCCTAACAGTCCACCAAGCCGTGTCACTAACATATGATGCGATATTGGAACTGACGATAGGCCCGTTACCAGGGCCACCGTGGCCGACGTGCCCAGCACCACCAGTGCTCATCTCAACGTGCCTGAAACCAGCATTCCACATCATAACAATCAGGTCACCGGGCTTCAACTGGGCCACCTGTGAATCATTCATGGGGCCAGCGCCTCGCAGCGCCTCCGAGCCCGTGTACATAATCTCGCCAGTGCCCCCGGTACCAATGTCGATGTTCGCAACGTCATGGTAAGCACGCCACACCGTGCCCGAACAGTCGGAGTACCCCGTGTTATCCGGGTCAAGGCGGCCAGGCGACTGCGAATAGGCGAACTTACCAACGCGGTCCAGCATCCACTTAGCGACCTTCTGCTGCAACTCGGAACCACCAGCCACGGTGCCCGTGGCACCGCTGGCACTGCCTCCCGAGCCACCAGCAGCGGGGTCGCTGGCCTTGAACGTCCACAGATTGGTGAGCGGCGTAGGCATGCCGACGGCGGTCCCATGAACCGTCTGCACGAACAACTGGGAGCCCACAATGCGCGCGTAGCGCAGGATTCCCTGGGACTGTTGGCCGGTGTCACCGCCGCCTGGTGTCTCACCGCCTCCGAGGCCGCCCTCGACGCCGCTCGTGTCCTTGTTCTTGATAATGTCACGACACTTCTCGTAACGGGAGCGGTACTGCCCCGCTACCCGGTGGGCAACAATGGCATTGAACATCTCGTCAATAGAGCATCCCACTGAGACGGAGGAGAGAATGGGGAGGGCGTTCCTACCAATCTGGTGGTACGCGCTGAACCACAGCAGCAGCGCCTCGGTGTGCTTGTTAATGTCCCAGCCATAGCCCTTGACCAGATTGATATACTCATCCAGGTCTTTAATAGTCTGGTCGTTCTGAATCTTGACGTTCTTGCGCATCACCGGACGAAGGGCCTCGCCCTCCTCCCGAGTCAGGTACCGAGTCGTCCACCACTCATCATTGTCGCCGTGAGCGTCAAGGTCCTTGTCGAAGGACGAGGGCACACCCTTCCACTCACCTGAGTTCTCTTTCTTCATCCTGCGAAGGATGGCCCCGGCGCGCGAACCGTACCACTGAGCGCTCCCAATGGTAATCGGGTAGTCGTAGTTGATTGCCCCGTAATCCATCGAGGATTCCGGGTAGCAGATCGCCTTAATGGCGACTTTCTTCATTGTCTCGTCCCATGCCATGAGGCAATAATAGCACAGCCCGCAACCATCAGGCTGCGGGCTGTGCGGAGGGAGGATCGCTCACTCAGTGTACCACACTCAGGGTGTCACCTGGTCATCCGGCGGGTCCAGAGTCTCATCCGGGTTATCCGGCACAGCCTCCGAACCCTCCTTCGTGAAGCCGATCTCAACACCGAACGTCGGAACCGGCAACCACTTCGAGGTCGCACCATCCGTGTCAGCACCCGTCTTCCCGACGAACCACAGAGTGTTGTCACCTCCCAGTTTCCAGGTCGCCAACTGGCTACCATTCGTCCTGGCAGGGCCGATAGCGTGCTGCGCAGCACGAGTGGTGTACACCGTCCCATCCTGAATCGGGATGCGCGCAACCTTCGTGCCCGGCTGGGGACCGGAGGTGACCGTGCCACGGAGACGAAGCACGCCGTTGCTCACCTTCCACTGGAGCGGGTAGCGGTCATCCTGGGTGACACCGGGCTCCAGCGTCATGTTCTGCCAGCGGTCATCCGGGCTGACACGCCGGTAGCGGTACACCTTCGTGTTCCCGGTGACCTCGACGCGCCGCTGGATGAAGTAGGACTGTTCCGAGCCGTTGTTGCGAATCACGTTCACAATCAGGGAGCCACCAGTGGACGGTCCGCCAGACAGGCGCGTGATCGTAACGAGCGAGTAGTCAGGCAGTCGCATACCCTCAGTGTCGGAAGTGATGGCCCTGTTCTTCCACGTGTACCACGCGAAGCGAGTGAGCCCCTGCGCATACATCATATCGAACACCTGCGTGGTGTTCTCAAGCCGCTTGTGAGACAAACGGTCGTAGAAATAGTTGTCGGTCGAGGTGGGCCACAAACCCGTCTGATACGAGTCCACGTCACCCGTGAAGTGGTCCTTCGCGCACTCCGACATATCAATGCCGAGGAGTCCTGCATCAAACTCACGGAAGATCGTAAACCCATTGGTCAGCGAGTCAGGATCATCCCAGGTACGGTGCACCCAACCACTGTAGATAACACCGTCAAGACACTGCATACCCTCATTCTCAATGGAGGACGCAACAATCTTGTACCGATTGAGGAGGTTCACCACCTTAAGCGGGTCCATGAGCGCACGAGTAATCACCGTGCCGTCGTAACCAACCTCAACAATGCCCTGCATCGCGTGCTCATCATTCGGCTTCCCATCACGCCAATGGCCGCCAACACCACCAACGAGGGAGGAGCCGGTGTCACAGAACGCCTGAATCTTCAAGGCACCCTTACCGTACAGCGGGGACGAGAAATCGTAACCCCACTGGACCTTGCTCAGGCGAATCTCGTCGATGGGAGTCCAATCGCGGTCAAGGTGCCCGAAGCGTCCGCCGTCACCGGACTGGACGACCGTGAAGCCGTCACCCCACTGGGCCATTTTGTTACCAATGTCCACCGTGTAGGTCTGCTTCGCCTCCAGCCGCTCACCCTCATCGGGCATCTTCGTAATCTCGAAGCGGGCTACGCGAGGCTGAGTCACGCTGTTCTTGACGTACAGGTTCCGGTGGGGACCCTCGCGCTTGACGATGAATCCTTCCGGCCACGCACTCTTGTTGGGGAGCACGAAATAGGTCAGGTACTCACCCGACGGCCACTTCCGCACAACAATGGCGTAAGCCGTCGCAGCACGGTAGATCACGTACAACTCGTTCTCGTGGATGAAGAACGTCTGAATTGAGTGCCCGCCGTAGAGCCCCTTGAAGAAATCACGGCCAGGCCAGTTCATGCCCACGCTGAGCACGTGACTGCGAGTGTAGCCACGGGCTGCGCTGGTCACCGAGTCAGGGGCCAGGTTGGCGCGAGCCACGGCGGCGCGAAGATCGGCGAACGCCTTAATGAGTTCATCCACGGCGGCCTGCGAGTCGCCGGTGATCTTCTTGACGGAATCCTCGAAAGCCTTAATCATGGCCTCGAAGTTCTTGTTAGTGTCAGGAACGAGCGAGCCGTTAATCCAGCGGCGCATACGCTCCAGCAGTTCCAGGAAGGTCATGCCATCCCGGTACGTGAACGGCGTGACGTTAGTGACCGTTCCTCCTGGCACATTGTAAGTGTCAGGCTCAATGAGGTTATCTGGAATGCCGATCACCAGAACCACCCTTCCTTGAAGTACTCATCATCTGTGTTCCAAATCTGCATGAACAATGGCTCCAGTGACTCGATCACCATCATGTCCACGTTCACGAAAGTCTCACGCCACGCCGCGATGAGCGCTGCGCTGTGACCATGATACCCCGAAATCCGTTGCTTCGAGGAGCCCTCCCGAGCCGACTCACCGCTAGTCTCCTGACGACCATCCTTCGAGTCCTGCGACGACGACTGCCCCTCCGAGGAGCCCACCACGCCAACGTGCGACGTGGAGTCCGCCGTCCCATCCCGACGATCCGACGTCGAGGACGAGCCCGTACCCTCGTTGTGAGACACCGTATCCGTGGCGCTGGTCGCATAGTCCTCGTTGCCCGCGAGGCGGGTCTGAGGAAGTTGCGACGCCACGGCACGGGACTTCGCGTCCGCCGTCGAGGTGGTGTTGCCCTTCGAGGAGCCCTCATCGTGCGTCGCTGAGTGCGCACGGGAGTCCGTGTCCTCCTTGTGGGACTCCGTTGAGGAGGTGTGCGCGTCCCCGCGCCACTCCTGGTTCATCCGGGACGCCTGCGTGTCCTTGGACTCCGAGGAGGTATCGGTGGTCATGTCCTGCGTGGAGAGTGGGTCAATCTTGACCAGTTCACTGAGGTACCACTTGTTGAAGTACGGCATGATCTCATTCATGCGCACCTTCAAACGACGGAGCCATACGTCCACGGTCTCGTGGGCAATCTCCCTGTACCAGAAATGGTTAATGATACGGTCATTCAGGGTGTCACGATAACCCTCATCGAAGATGGGATAATCGCTAAGGGCGTCCGCCTTAATGTCCGTGAGTTCCGTAATAGTACGAACCTCGATAGTAAAGTCAGCCATCGTTCTCAGCCTCCTCCTCCTTCTCCGTGCCGTCATCCGGGCCAAGGCCGTTGTTCATGTACTCGGTGTGCCAGTCCACTGACACGTTGAGTTCGGGGAACATGCGGTTAATCTGCTCGCAGGCATAGCGCCGGGCGTTAAGGGCCACGCCGCGCATGGCCGCCGCCTGCCCATCAGCACCGTCCGCCTCGGCTCCCACAAGGCGCTCTTTCTTGAAGGAGTTCATCGTGGAGATACCGAGTAGCGTCATCGCATCATTCCAGATACGGTAACGAGCATCCTGCATCTCCGTAATGGCACCCTTCTCCAACTGGAGATTGAGGACGCTCATCTTCTCGGAAAGGGAGCGAGCATTGAAGGTCTCAGACCCGAAGATAACGGGCTGACCCTCCTCAACTGCCCGGAACGCATTCATCATTCCCAGCCGCTCATCCTCGCCCACACCAACAATGTAGGGGTGACGTGAAGCGAAAATGTCAATCTCCACCGTACGGTCAGCCTCGGCCAGCCTGTCAGCGAAAATGCGCACCACGTCAATATCGGGAAGCCGCATGTAGTTCGCCCAAATGGGCACACACTCATCAGCCTTCAAGTGCTTGCTAAACACCTGATTACCATAAGCGGTAAAGCCCGTGGGATTGTCGTAAAAGTTCACACCATCACGGCCACTGGCACGCAATGCCATGTACTGGTCAAACTCCTTGTCGAAATAGAACACGCTGAGCGCGTCCCGGAACAGCGTCCACTCCAAGAATCGTGGGTCAATGCTATCGGGTAGCCCCTCCCACTTGAAGCGGTTCATACACATCTCGGTGAGGATGCGAACATACATCCTAGCGATACGCGCTTTCTTGGTGCGAGTGTTACCCCGCCTCCGACGCGAACGAGCCCGCGTCGCTCCCGTATCCTCAGTGAACGGAGAGTAGATACTCTCAGCCACATAGTCACCATCTCGGCTCATAGCCGGAAACCTCCAATCGGATTGTTGTCAGCAAGGTCGGTGTTGCCGATGTACGACTCATCATTCCATACGGTCACACCCTTCTCGAAGATACCGCGAATGGTCTGCCGGAACGTCTCAGGGCACGACGTGGAAGTCACCGTGGTCTCCTTCAACTTCCAGAACGTGAACTTGCTCATGCACTGGTAGTTGGACGGCAGTTCCACGAACTGGTTGAGCGCGTAGCCGTAGCGCAGCCAGTACTCACCAATAGTCCGCATGGCACCGGGGCCAACAACCTTTGTCTTGACATAAATCTTCCACGCCTGGTTGGCCGCGAACATGAACGCATCACCGCCCATCTGCCCTGAGGTTGAGGGCGGAAGGAGTTGCGCATCCTGAACCTTCGCGTTGATCCCGGCCAGCGCGTTCGAGTAGTCACCCTGAGCAGCAAACTGGGCAAGGCTACGGTTGTTGTCGGACTGAGCGAGGTTCATGTCCACGTTCGCCTGCGTGATGTCACGAGACAGCAGGTTACGAGCATTCGTCGCCTCGGAGTTCGCGCCCGCCTGGCTGACCTGCATACCAAGGCCCGTGAAGCCCTGGATAGCGCCGTTAGCAAGGTTCGAGATGCTACCGCCTGCGAGGCTTGTCATGCCGCCCTGCAAGATACTGGACAGTCCAGCCATGCCCGCCTGGTCATGCGCAGCATTGTTGGCAATGTTGGTGAGTTGCGTGTTAGTGGCGCGCTCCAGATTGTTGACACCGATCATGTTCTGTCGAGCAGACCAGTTGTTGTTCCACGCCGTGTCAGCGGCCCTGAGCGCCCTCTGCTGTGACCAGTCAGCAGCGCTGTGCTGGTAGGAGATGCTGTGCGCGTTCGAGGCCGACCAGAGAGCACCGGCGTTGTTGGTCACGGCGACCGTGGGCAGATTCATGATACCGAAGGCTCGGTCCATGAAGTCGCCGTCCTGGCCTGCATTGACGTAGGTGTAGGTCGCGTCCCCAAACTTGTAGCGCTTGTCCTGATACTCCTTGCCCTCGAAGGAGTACATGGAATTAAGGTTCTCAACCGTGAACGCAATGCGAGGATTGGGCGGTACGACGTGGGAAATCTGGGTAACACTCAGGTCGTCACTCATAATCGTCTCGGGACGAAGGATGAGACCCGTGCCGGTGTACGTCGTGAGTTCAAGGGCGGAATACGGCCACACCTGGAACTTCTTCAAATGGGTGTAGCGCCCGTTTGAGATAGCGGTGACATTCGCCTTCAACATATCACGGAATCCTCGGTGCAGGACAATGCCCTCGCGGATAACGTTGATCTGACTGTCGTCGTTCGTGAGCGGGAAGATGTAATTCCTGAAACCCTCAAGTTTACCGTTCTTCTCGACAATTGCCTGATTAATGGCAGACGCCGGGACGATGGTAACAGAAACAATTCCTTGTGAAATCCACGGCTTGGTTCGCAACTCATTGAACAGGCCGGTCACATCGGACGAAGCCATGACGTAAAGGGACACACCGTTGGGAATCCACTCTGCTAGGCATCCATCCGACGACTCCAACTTGGGGTTATCGGTGTCACCGTGCTCGCCTTGCAGGAGAATGGTTGACGCGATGATAGCGGAGTAACCAGAGATTCCGCCAGCCTTTCCGGTCTCACCAATGTCGTCAAGGTGCTTCGTCAGCATCTTCCCATTCATGTACTCCCCACCAGTATCAAAGCCTTCCGGCACTGACAGGAAGCGCGCGCCCTTGTCGGGAGTAGCGTTCTCAGCCGCAATGCCGAGGTGGCCCCGCTCGATGTAGCAGCGCCCCATCTCGATACTGTGGATGTAGGTCTGCCAAACATCAAGCATGAGCGTAATTGCGGTAGTGTTTGGTGCAACGTAGTCCACGGAGCGAATGAAGTAGAAAAACAGGTTCTGCTTGTCACCCCCTGGCACCGGCTGTGCGCCGTTAGCAACGGCGATGTAGTTGTAGTTGTTAACCTGCCCGAACGGGAGGTTAATGCGAACAGGCACCCCAGGAGGACAGTAGGTCAGTCCACCCATGTGAACCTTAGGACCCTTACCAGCGAGTTCCGTCCACAGTGACATCGGAGAGTCATACCACACAACGTCACGGTACGATGCATCCCACGCCACGTTGGCAAGGATGATCTGAGAGTTCGGTCCCCAAACACTGTAATCAAAGTTGAGGCCGAAGGATGATCCGTTAGGAAGTTGCTGTATCTGATTGCTCATGCCCATTACTATATGACTACAGCGCCACCCCCCTGCTTGGGCGGGGGGGGGATTCGTGGTTCTGAGTGGGCTAGATCACTCAGGGCTTGGGCCAGTCCTTCGCAGAATGAGCCACGTTCACGGTGACACTCTGAGTCGCCGTCTTCGCAGCCTCCTTCGGATGGGCCGGATCAATCAGGGTGCAGGTACCGGTCACGGTCAGCGTCTCGGCCGTCTCCTTGATACCAATGGAGAGCACACCCTCGTTGTCAATCTTGGTCCGCTTGTCCTTGTTGCCGCTCACCTCGTAGTCAATACCGATCTCAGAACCACCAAGGTCCGTGCCCTCCAGCGGGAAGTTCACGATGACGTTCTGCCCTGGCTCGGCCTTGGTCACGTCCTTACCATCGGCGTCCTTGACGGTGCCAGCACCAAGGCCGGTCACCTTAGGCTGGATCACGATGTGCTGGTCATCAGCACCAGTCGTGAACATGATGGCAGGAGTGAATCGGGAGGCACTAATAATCTCCCAGTGGTGCAGGAAGTAGTTAGTGCCCAGCGAAACAGGGTTGTACTGCGTGGTGTTCTGGAGCTTGTTGTCCGCAATCATGAAGAAATCACGAGTCGTCATGATCGCCTGGCAACCGTCAATGCCGAAGTGCTCAGCAGGAATAATGGTGGTCCGACCCACCATATCCGCCTTCTCCACATTGAACGCACCGGCAAGCGCCTCGACGTCAATAGTCGCCATGGCCTCGGGAGTAATGAACAACTCCAGTTCACCCGGCTGTGCGGTCACATGCATGTGAGCCGCGTTGTAGCGAGTGGACGGGAACGTGATGGTCCCAGCCATCGCGCGCATCTTCCGCAACGCCGCCTTAGCGTCCGCCTCGGTCGCCGTGTCCGTGCGCAGGTCGGGAACGTGAACGTGGTAGAACCCGCCGTTCTTCTCGTACTCTGCAAACAGTGCGCAGGTGGCAAGAAACTCGTCCCACTCGTCGGAAGTAGTGGGCACCGTGAGCAACTGATGGACAAACGGAGAAAGACCATCAGGGTTGAGGACCGCCGCCTGCAACTGGGCCTCGTTAATCGTAATCGGGTAGTACTCCTGACGATTACGCTTGTGGAAGGAGACCTCCATGGGAGCCTCGTGCTTCCCGAACAGTTCCCGCTCCAGATAGTCGCGCTCGGGAGAGTACACGTGCGACTTGATAAGGCCGACCTGGGCCTCCTCAATAGTGTCACCGTACTCGATCTTCTGTCGCTTGAACTTCGCCATTCGGTTCTGCCACGTGATGTTTCGAGTGACGACCGTGCCGATACGGTTCACGAGCGCGTCAATAAACTCGTTGTAGGCAGGAGGGTTGTTGGTCAGGGACTTCATAACCTGGGCCAGGTTTGCCTTCGTGGCCTCGGGAATGCGTCGGTTGTACTCGTTCGTGCCATCCTCACGAATGGCATTAAGAATCGCAACATTGTCCTTGTCGCGAAGGATTCCGGTCTGCCGTGCCATTTCTGTTTCTCCTTGTTAGTTGGTGGACTCGAACAGGGCGTCGATGCCGCCATTATAGCCGCCGTCGTCGCCGGGGTCATCAGGGGAATCGGCTGTGTCAGAGCCCACTGCCTGCATCAGGTCCCAGTTCCGCGCCTTAAGCGCGGTGAGTTCCTGGTTGGACGCCTCGACGGCGCCCGTCATCTCAGCAATCTTCGCCGAAGCCGACTCATTGGCGCTGGTCAGGGAGGCGATGGTGTCAGCCTGCTCCTTGTGTGCAGCAAGGATCGGGGCCACTCGGTCTGCCCACTCATCGGGCGTCGCCTCACGAAGCGCATCCAGCATCTCGGTAATGTCCATGTCTCTAGCCTTTCTTAAGTGTGTAGGGAGGTGTGCGTGCCGCGACCACCCCCCCAAGAAAAAGAGTG